AAGTGGCTGTGCATCACCTCGATTGTTGCACTGGTCAACATAACGATAGACTCCAACTCTCGCAAGCGACTTGCATTCGACATCATACGGGAAAGACTTACGAGCAAGAGGGCTGAGTTGCAGATCACTGCCGCTAACACCCATGCTTGTACTTCTGACATCATCTTCCTCCAAGTGGTTGTATGTTTCAAGAACCTGATCACGAGTCCACTGTTGTAACTTTCTTCCCTTAGCTTTAGCTGACTGGGCTTTCATCTGGCGGACTCCATATCTGATTCTCTTTGCGTTGTAAGTACAATAGGATTCCATTCTCTACTGCACGTTCACGGCTACCTAACTGTTCAACACAGACATCAAACATCTCTTGCTCTGTCTTACCTTCAAGCAACTTCTCTGCTTTCTTTGGGCCAATACCCCTGACACCAATGATGTTATCAATCCTGTCGCCAACGAGGAACTGACAGTAGAAATTGAACAGTCCCTCTTCGGCTGTAACGTAGTACTTCTCCTTCTTAACAAAGTTGTAGTGCCATCCTTGCACCTGATCAAAGTCTTTGTCTAGGGATACGATGATGGAACTGTCGCCAAACTTTGTTGCCTCGATAGCAATCGCATCATCAGCTTCAATCCCATCATACACATCACCATTCCAAGAGAACTGGAGATACTCCCGCAACAATCCATGATGCTTTGGTTTCTCTCCTTTCCGGTTGCCCTTGTATGGAGCAGTGACAGCGTAGTCATGCCGATAGTTAGATGACCCAGTGAGATATGTACGCCACTCACTACAATCAATATCAAACATCAGCATGTCTTCCAAGAACCTAGCCATCGTCCTGATAGCTATGTCCTCAGACTCCTCTTGCGTTGCAAATCCTATGCGGTAACAGAGGATGTCGCCATCAATCAATGCGATCACAGAGTCTCATCATCCTCGTCTGGTGCAGGAGGAGTGTACTCGTTGAGGTCAGTGACCACTAACTTAGAGATACCAAGTGACATACCTGAGTTACCAGTTGGTCCCTTCCAAGCATAAGGCTTGACCATAATGTCAGCACGTGAACCGTTGCCAACTTTACGTGTCGCAGGAATCACATCACCATTCTTATCATGTGGTGTGATCTCATAGTTAGATGACTTGCAGGTAACAAAGAACCCACGGTCATCTTTCTGGCGTACATTGACACCAGTCTTCTCGATAGCAGTGACCTGCTCTGGAGTGAGGTTGACAAGATCAACTTGGTACTTGCCGCTGAGCTTGTTGCGCTCGTAAAGGAACGGCCACATAAGTTCTACGTTACCAAGTTTAAATACTTCGCTCATACTTTTCTCCTTAAGGAAGTAATTGAACATATATTATAACACACAAATCAATGAGTGTCAAACCAATTGTTACCTATTTTACTCTCTGCATCTACTGGGCATCGAAAGCCCAAGGTAAGCCCCGCTGTTCTTGCGGAGTCAACCATGATTGACGCAACCTGTTTACCATACTCCTCCTTTGTTTCAATCTGGATTTCATCGTGGACAAATGCAACCTGTCGTACAGGCAGTCTTTGTCGCTTAAACTTTTGGTGCGCTTCAATACACCACTGCTTTGCAATGATAGCACCACATCCTTGTAGTAGTGAATTAAGTGCGGCATGTTCGCTACGCACCAGTATTCTTCTACCATCCAAGCCCGGTACATACCCCTTTGCCGCCACCTTCTTAACTTTTTCCATAAGTCTTGATAACGCAGGGGTGTTAGAATAAAAACGCGACAGTATTTCTTGCCCTTCACGCGCACCGCCTTCGACAATACTGCCGATTTTGGATGGCCCTGCACCATATAATGTGGCATAGATAAGTGTTTTAGCTTGCGGTCTAGTAATGCCTGCGGCATCAGCATTCTTTTGATGGATGTCCCCATTCAATAACTCCTGTGTCCAATCATCATCCTGCATGTAATGTGCAAGACAGCGCAATTCAATACCACTTAAGTCTGTACCGACTAGTACGTTGTGATCATCAACAGTCCATAGCTTACGGCAGTCAGAACCATAATCACTGTTGACACTAGGTATCTGACCCATGTTAGGTTTCTGATGTGTCATACGTCCAGTCACAGCACCGTTAGTAATCACACGTCCATGTACCCTACCGTCATCCTTAACGCTATCAATCCATGAGTCAAGCAGACCTACACGTTTCTGCAACATGAGATACTCAGCAATCAATTGTGCTTCTGGTTTGTCAATAGACTTGAGAGTGGTCTCATCAACTATGATACTGCCTTTCTCAGTCGTCTTAGTAAACTTAACGCCAATGCTCTGCAACCTTTCGGCGATCTGTTGCCGTGACCCCACATTGAATACGGTAACCCTGTCCTTGAGTCTCTTGCCTGTCTTCTCTGACCAACGCTCTTCCACAATAGGAGGGAATACAGCTTGCATCTCGTCAGTAATAAAAGACATGCGATCCTTAAGCTGAGCCAGTAGCGAGACAGCTTCCGGTACATTAAGTTTAAACCCATTGTCTTCTTGCCTCTTCATGATCAGTGCGATCTTATGCTCAAGCTCAATGCTGTTACCATAGTCTCGCAACTCTAGTTCAAGTTTACGAAAGAGTAAGCCAGTGACATGTACATCTTGACGACAATACTTAATCATCTCATCTGTCAAGCCACCATCAAAGTCAGTGAACTCTTCCTTGTAATCACCAAGTCTCTCACCCCATGCACGCAGGCTATGCCCACCCTCCAGTTGTGGATTCCATAGCCTTGACATGACCAGAGTGTCACGAACTTTGGAGAGGGGAATCGTTACTCCCCAAACCCGTGACAACACTGGCCCGTCAAACCCTATGATGTTATGTCCAACAATGATGTCGTGCAAATCAATTAGTTGTTGCAAACCGTTCGCATTTGTATACACAGCGTCATTACAAACACAACACCAGATCGTATCGTGTGCGAGGTTGGTCTCGATGTCGAGTACCAGTACCTTCATTCAATAATAACCTCTGCATCTGTTTCAATCCAAACCTTTGCTCCACATGCAAGTGGTTTATCCGGACTGTAAACTAATTCAGAATCACCTTGGATCAATACACGATTACCTTTTAAGTTTGCTTTGTAAGTCTTCACTGTAAAGATAGGTAAGTCTGCACCTTTTGCATTGGCACGTATGTTGTGTTGGTTCACATGAATACGCTTCTTCATAACTCCTCCTCATTTACTTCAGTCATTCTACCAGTAGCTCGTGAGTATAGCAAGCTACATGCAGGTCCAGTCGTCCCACTGAATCTATTCTTGAGTACACGCACACGTGTGGTGTTACGTTCTGTCTCATCTTCTGCCTGACCGTTACGCTCAAGACCAATCACCATATCGGATAGCTGAGCGATAGAACCAGAGCCACGCAGTTGTGCCAGTGACGTAGCCGCACCTTCCTCGTGACCTTTGGAGTCAGGACGCTTGAGGTGTGACACAACAAGCAAGGCTACGCCTGTCTCTTGCACAAGCATACGCAGTCGCGTCATGATTTCATCAATAGCCTTTCGCTCGTCACCACTCGCTTGAGCAGATACAACAATACTAATGTGGTCCAAGAAGATGTAACTACACCCAAGACCTTTAGCCAAGTACCGCACTCTGTTGATAATATTGTCAACGCTAGTGCTACCAAAGTGATCGAACAAGTATATACGATCTGTTCCAAGTGTCTTGTTGAAAGCATCTTGCTTCTCCTCTACTGTCGCTGTGGTATCAGGTAGATGTAGTGGTTGGTTAGCCGCGAGTGACATCAAAGATAGACCTGTCTTACGCACTGACTCCTCCAAGAACATCAGACCCATGTTGTCATCAGTCTTGTTCAGTACATGCCACACAATCTCACGAACAAACTGAGACTTACCAAGACCAGAGCCTGCGGTGATCGTCACCAGTTCACCCTTGCGTATACCATAGGTCAGATCATTGACACCATCGAATGGATACTCGCAGTCAGCAGGTGCTAGAGGTTTCATCACATCGTCATATAGACTACTACCTACAATGATACCGTCAGGTACGTGTTGCTCAGAAGCCCACCACTTGTCAGTGAATTCCTTCATCTTCTTGTGCTGAAGATAGTCGCATGCATCCTTCATATCAGATAGATGCTTGAACACCTTGGCCTTAGCACCGAACATCTCTGCCACTTGTGATGCCGCCTTCTGACCCGGCTCGTCACCGTCAAAGCAGATCACGATGTTCTCAAAGGAATCAATCCACTCGTAGTGCTTGCGTATATCTTTGGCGGCAGAGCTTGCACCGTTCCGGATAGATACCACCGGATACTTAGACCCAAGCATCTGGTATGCCGCCATCGCATCGAACTCACCCTCGACAATGGTGACGTACTTACCTCCCTTGCTGAAGAGATGCTGACCATATAGCTGTGCATCTTTCCAGTTCCCATTAACAAAGAACTTCTTATCAGCAGAGCGTACCTTCTCCGCTATGATGTTACCCTTGTCATCAGTGTATGCGAACGCTGTTTGTCCATCAGCATGGACACATTTGTATGCTCGTGCTGTATCACTGCTGATACCACGGTCAATGATCGTTCGATAGTTCTTGTCCTCAAACGCATGGACAGGCTCGCTGTCGTGTATTTCTGCGTGCATTAGTACCTCGCTATTCCTTTCTGCCCAATCGTCTGTCTCAGGTGCTCTACGTGCCTCACAGGAGAAGCAATGAGTCCACCCGTCATCATTAACTGCAAGCGCATCACTTGAGCCACAGTCATTGCATGGTAGGTGCATCTTTACAAAAGGCACTCTCGTTCTCCTTGTAATAGTTACTCAACATCCTGAGTGCATACGCTTCTTTGTTGTCTTCACAATAATCAGCGAGACTCAGAAGTGTACGCAACAGTCCATGTTTGTATATCATATCACAACAGTCCACCAAAGTCTGATGATTGTTGTGTTCCTCCATAGCTACTCTGAAGTCTTCTTCAGGAATGTTAAAGATATTAACCATAACTATGAACCTCTTGCGTTATCTCTAAAGTAGAATATTGTATCATGAATTTTCCTCCATGTCAATCACATCTGAAATACTCATCAGGTCATGACGCTCAACAGCTTTGATCTCAGTGTGTCGAAAGCAATCGTTACAAAGATCAATGAACTCTTGTGAGTCGGCATACCTGCGAGTAGATTCAAAGTCAGTCAACTCCTTGTTACATCCCAGACATCTCATTTAAGTATCTCCCTATCAGTGCGAACCCTATGATTATAGCATAGATTATTACAGCTTTGGAAATACTCATATAGCATCAGCTTCTCTTAACAGCAAGTATAATTCACCAATAACATTCTCAGCTAAATCAATACGTTGCTCAAGAAACTTAATACGGTCCTGCTGAACATGAAGCCTCACTGATATGGCATCACGGATACCTTCCTCATCTTCTACGCAGTTGTA